AGTGTCGGATCAACCTCGTCGGCGAAGATGACTCGATGTGGATCAATATCCGCGATGCTCCCCCATCTCTTCTCGCTGAGTTCTGCAACGTCTACGAGGAGATCCACGCGCTCGGGTTCGGGCTCATCCATTCCTGCATCCGGCTGCGGCCGCTCGGGTACAGTGAGATCGCGAAGGAGGACCTCTCGCCGGAGCTCAAGCGGGACCTGGAAACCGAATACCATTACTACAAGGCGGCGTTCTGGGTGCCCCGGATCGTCGTCGGGCTCGCGATCATCATCCTGACCGGCAGCCTGGAGACTGCAGCGCACCTCCTGGGGTGGTGACGATGCCTCGCTTCGATCTCTTCTTTAAGACCGCCGCTCTCCGCGCCACATTAAGGGGCGGTATCTGACATGGCCCGGACGAACGTCGGCGCCGCCGCGAAGACAAGCGTCCTTCGCATCACCACCGCTGAGAGGCGCCTCAAAGCCCTCGACCTCCGGAAAAAAGGGTTTAGCTACACGCAGATCGGGACAAAACTCGACTGCTCCCGGCAGACCGCCTGCCGCTACGTCATCTCGGAACTGGAAGCCCTCGCCGACAAGTGTCGGGAAGAGGCGGCGCAGGTCCGCGACCTCGAACTCCAGCGGCTCGACGCACTCTACCTCGTCGCTTACGCAGAGGTCGAGGAGGGCAACGTCCCGGCGATCGACCGATGCCTCCGCATCATGGAGCGCCGGGCGAAGCTCCTCGGACTGGACGCGGCGGAGAAGATCGAACACAGCGGGGCGGATGGCGGCCCCCTCAAAATCATAACCGCCAAGGATCTAACGGATGACGAACTTGCAGCCATTGTCGCAGGTACAGGTGCCGGACGCAGCGAGTGAGCTACTCCGGCGCCGCAGGGCACGAGAGGGGCTCCTGGAGTTCGCCTGCTACACAAAACCAGATTACGAGGTCAACTGGCATCACGAGGTCATCTGCAACTACCTCGACAAGTTCATCCGGGGCGAAATCCCGCGCCTGATGTTTTTCATGCCCCCGCGCCACGGAAAAAGCGAGCTGGTCTCGCGGAGGCTCCCGGCTTACTTACTTGGGGTCCGGCCTTGCGCGAGCATCATCGCATGCTCGTACAGCGCGGATCTGGCATCACGGATGAACCGCGACGTGCAACGAATCATGGACTCACCGGAATACGCCCGCCTCTTCCCGGAGACGACGCTGAACGCATCAAACGTCAGGACAACGGCGCAGGGGAATTTTCTACGGAACAGCGATATTTTCGAGATCGTCGGAGAAACGGGGGTCTATCGATCCGCTGGCGTCGGGGGGGGCATCACGGGAATGGGCTGTGACTATGGGATCATCGACGACCCGATCAAAAACCGGGAGGAGGCAGTCAGCCGAACATATCGGGAGAAAGTATGGGAGTGGTATACCTCGACGTTCTACACCCGGCTCGAAAAGGACGCGCAGATCCTCCTTACTATGACCAGGTGGCACGAGGATGACCTGGCGGGGCGTATCCTCGCTCAGGCGGAGGCCGGGGGGGAGGAATGGGTCGTCGTGTCGCTCCCTGCTCTCGCAGAGCCCGATCACACCGCCGACGACCCCCGGCAGCCAGACGAGCCGCTCTGGCCCGAGAAGTACTCTACCGACCGTCTGCGTGCCATCAGAACGACTATCGGTCCCTATCAGTGGGCGGCGCTCTACCAGCAGCGCCCGGCTCCGATCGGCGGGGGGCTCTGGAAGTACGAGGACATTAACGCATACCGGGTCACTGCCCCGCCGCCGCTCACCCGAATTGTCGTCGGAGTGGACCCCGCCGTATCATCGAACGTGCATTCTGACGAGACCGGGATCGTCGCCGCCGGCAAGGACGGGAAGGACCACCTCTACGTGCTCGGGGACCACTCCCTCCGGGGATCGCCGTTGGAATGGGCGCGGACGGTCGCCGCCGCCGTCGACCGTCACGGAGCGGACCGGGTAGTCGGCGAGACCAACAACGGGGGAGATCTCATTGAGGCCAATCTCCGCACCGTTTCGAAAAATATCCCGTTTAAAAAGGTCACCGCATCCCGGGGAAAACTCATTCGTGCCGAACCCATTGCAGCCCTCTACGAACAGGGCCGCGTCCACCACGTCGGTACGTTCCCCGCGCTGGAGGATCAGCTGTGCGAGTGGTCACCTGGCTCTGACTCCCCGGACCGCATGGACGCGCTTGTATGGGCGATCACCGAACTCGCGGAGCCAGCGCAGGAGTTCGCGTGCTACGCGCTGTAGGAGGTACACAGTGACAACTAGACAAAAACTCATCAAAACCCTCGCCCGGCTCCTCGGAGTCGAACCCCCAGCCAGCCCGGCACGGCCGGCAGACCCGGTCGATTACGTCGCGACCCTCCACGACGCCCCGGATCGGGTTTACGTCTGGATCTGCAGAGAGAGCACGCCCGACGACCAGATTGCAAGCATCGCCGAGAGCATCGGACAGAAAGACCCCAAGGCGCTCCACGTCGTCTGCCGAGACATCGCCGAGATCCGCAAACTCTCCCCGGAGGACGTCCGGCGGCACCTCGCCCCGGTTGTGCAGCGAGCACAGGAGGCCGGATGGCAGTAATCGCGCCAGGCATCAAGCAAGCCGGTGCCCGGGCACTCAACGGCGCTGGAACCCCGCGGGCGCTCGACCTCTCGCAGTCGATCTGGTATACTCCAGGGAGAGGCGTCCCGCGCTACGAGGACCTGCAGACGATCCGACGGTTCTCCCGCTCGCACACCGTCTCCATTCCGATGATCGCGATCAAGGGGCAGGTGACGACGACCGACTGGTCCGTGGTCCCGACCGTCGACGCCCCGACGAGCAAGCACTTCGCCGCCTGCGATGCTGTGATCGACTTCCTCGACGGAGGTTTCTCGCGGAACCCGGCGACGTTCGACACGCTCTGCAAAGAGGTCCTCGCCGATATCCTCACCATTGACGCAGGGGTGCTGGAGCTCGTGCCGGACTCGTCCGGATTCCTCCGCGAGATCTACGCCCGCGACGCGGCCACGTTCACGAAAAACCCCGACGAACACGGCATTCTTCCGGACCCTGGCAGCGAGACCCCGGCATACTACCAGGTCGGGGCGCAGGCATCGATCGCACAGGACGCATTCGCCGCCGGGCTCCCGCGCATGTCGTCGGCAGCCTCGCTCCTCGACGTCCCGCTCTACCGGGCGATCACGCCGATCCCCTTCTCCCGCGACCAGATCATGTGGATCGAGGAGAACCCCTCGACGGACCGGCAGTACGGGTGGAGCCGGGTGCAGATGGCGCACCGACTCATCGAGATCCTGCTCAACCAGGACATATCGAATCTCAAATATTTCCCGCAGAACGAGGTGCCGGAGGGCATCCTGAACCTACCCGGCCTGTCAAACGACAACCTGACCCGGTTCCGGGAGTACTGGAAGGACGAGATCGTCGGCAAGCCCCACAAACTCGCCTTGATGAACTCCGCGGACGCCAACTGGATTCCGTTCCGGGCATCACCGAAAGAGCTCGAGTTCCTCGCCTCGCAGGAGTGGTACAACAATCTCGTCTGGATGTGCTTCGGCGTCTCAGCAAACGAGGTCGGCTACGTGCAGGACGTCAACCGATCCACGGCGCAGGAGCAGGCCGAAGCGGTCTGGCGGCGCACCACGGTCCCGCTCCTCGAACTGCTCGCCGGCGCGATCAACCGCTCGATCCTCCCGTTCCTCGAAGAATATTGGGACGTCGGGGGCGAGATCGAGTTCCGGTGGGACCCGCACAACCCGATCATCGAGAAGCAGAAACGCCTGGAGCAGGAGAGCGACCTCCGGCTCGGCCTCAGCACCCCGAACCGCATCCTGGTCGAGCGTGGCGAGGAGCCGGTCCCGTGGGGCGACATGCCGCTCGCGCTCGTCGACTCCCTCGCCCGGATGCATCCGGAGTGGTTCGCCCGCGAGATCATCGGCATTGAGAACGCCCCGGAACCGCTCTACGGCGGCGGGCTCCTGCTCTCCTCTCCAGACCCCGTGACGAAAGCTCTCGCCGACATCAAAGCGGCACCTGATGACGAGCCTGAAGAGTGGCGGAGCCGCATCGAGGCGCTGCACCGGAGGGTATCCGGGGTGTTCGACGACGCGCTCCAGAACCTCCGCCCGGCAATCGAGGCGGCGTTCCCAGTGGAGCGGCAGGAAGGCGGCGCACGACCTCTCGTAGACCTCGACGCGGTCCTCGACCAGGTCGCGATCGCTGAGGACCTCCTCGCGGTCACCGCCGACCCTCGGGCCGATGCCCTCCGGCACGGGATTGATCTCGAATCCCGCCGGCTGGAGGGGGAACTCGAGTCCAGGGTCGGTAAGGGGCTCTACCGAGTCCACATCACCAAAGACTTCGACGTCACCCAGACCTTCGCCTACCGCCTCCTCCAGCAGCGGGCGGCGCGGAACATGCGCAGCGTCGAGGACTCGATCCGGGATCTCGTCCGCACCTCGCTCGCCGGAGTGGTCGAGCGGGGCGGCAATGTCAGCGACGCCTGGCTCGCCCTGCAGCGCGACGTCTCCGGCATGACGAGCGACCACGCCCGCCTCGTCGCGAGGACCGAGATCATGGGGGCGCAGCGTTACGGCAAGCAGGCGCTCGCGGAGGAAACGGAGCACCTCCTCAAAGGCAAGACATGGCGTGCCCGCAAGATCCCCGGCCGGTCTCGTCAGTGGCACAATGTCATGGGCGGGGTCACGGTCCCGGTCCGCGAGTCATGGACGGTGCCCGGCGGCGTGGCGAAAGGGCAGCCGAAGGACTACCCGAAGGAGTGCTATGTCGTCGGCGAGGACCAGCCGTTCAACTGCATGTGCGACCAGAGGCTCGCGCTCGCGGACGATCTCCCCGACACGGCGCAGGAGCTCCGCGGCGTCAAGGGGTTGACCCTCGAACCGCTGACCAAACAGGCCGCCGTCCTGCTGGAGTATGGGCGGCCGCATGAATCGCTAAAAGACCTCCTCGTGAGGATGGAGACTATGAGCAAGAACCAGGCGGCCGAGCATCTCGGCATCAGCAAGGCCACCCTCTACGAGTGGCGGAAGTCGGAGGGGATTGAATGAGTGCAGAGGAGTATGGCGCGGTCGGCGGCCACCGACCGGACTGAACCCATCACCTCAACCAACCTATAGAGAGGTAAGCAATGCCTGAACTGAAAACCAAATCGATCGCCGCCCCGCCCGGACAGACGAAGGTCTGGAAAGCGAGACTCGTCGAGAGCGGCCCGGAGGTGACGCTCATCCGCGTCCCGATCTCCTCCATCACAGAGGACCGCGACGGCGACGAGTTCTCCTCGGCCGGGCTGGAGAGCCTGCTCGCGGCGCTCAAGAGCGGCAAAGTCCCGCTCTACCTCGATCATGGCTACAAAGAGAGCGGAGCGAGGCTCTATGGGGCGCTGGACATGCTCGGCGCGTGGATCGATGGGGAGATCGAGGGGGGCACTCTCTACGGCACCGCGTTCCTGGAGCCCGATTCTTGGACCGCGATGACCCTCGCCCAGAAGATCGAGGCGGGGCTCCCGATGGGGTTCTCCGTCGGGTTTGGGATCATCAAGAGCAGAGGCAAGGACAACGGGGGCTTGATCTTCGACGAGGTCTCTCTCTGGGAGGTCTCTGCTGTCGGGATCCCCTCAAACCCCGACGCAGTGAACTCGGCTGCCGTGCAGGCGGTCGTGAAATCGCTCCGCGTGAAGGTGGGGCTGGAAACCGAT